GTACGGCAACGATGACCCCCTGTGGGATATTCGTTGGGTGTCGTTACACCGACCCCAACACAAGTCAGCTTACTTTCGCACAGCAATGGACAGCCGATCTGGCTGCTTCCGATGCGTTTGCGTATGTAGTGGATGACCCCAATGTTGTATGGCAAGTACAGGCTGATGGCACGCTCGCCCAGACTGCGCTTGGTAATAATATTGCTGTTACCCAAACGGCTGGTTCAACGGCTATCGGTACAAGTAAGAACTCAGTAACGATTTCTACGATAGCTACCACAAAAACCCTGCCACTCCGTATTATCGGTTTTGTTGACGGGCCTAATTCCGCAGTAGGTGATGCCTTTACAGATATCATCTGCAAATGGAACTCAGGTGGAGATGCCACTGGCGACTCCTGCGCCTCTCATCAGTACCAAGATACGACCGGCATTTAAGGAAGGATTGAGCTATGGCTATTTCAAGAGCGCAAATGCTCAAAGAACTCTTGCCGGGTTTGAATGCTTTGTTTGGGCTGGAGTATGCCCACTACGAAGCAGAGGACAAAGAGTTATACGAGACTGAATCGTCAGACCGCAGCTTTGAAGAAGAAGTTGCTCTGGCTGGTTTTGATGCAGCCCCCGTTAAGAACGAGGGTTCTGCAATCGCGTATGACAACGCGCAGGAGAGTTACACCGCACGGTATAACCACGAAACGATTGCAATGGGATTTGCGATCACTGAGGAAGCAATGGAGGACAACCTCTATGATTCCGTAAGTGCCCGCTATACCAAAGCGCTCGCTCGTGCGATGGCGTATACCAAGCAGGTTAAAGCTGCTAATCCCCTGAACAATGGTATGCCCGGTGGGACATATCAATCGGGTGATGGTGTTACGTTGTTTAATACCGCGCATCCACTCGTGTCAGGCGGCACGAACTCCAACACGCCATCCACTGCGGCTGATTTGAACGAGACCTCTCTTGAGGCAGCGGTCATTCAGATTGCAAAGTGGACGGATCAACGTGGTCTTCTGATTGCGGCTCGCCCGCGTCGGATGGTTGTTCCGCCAGACCTGATGTTTGTTGCCACCCGTATCTTGGATACGGAACACCGGGTGGGTACTGCTGACAACGACATCAACGCCATTAAGCATAATGGCACAGTGCCTGACGGCTATCGCGTAAACCATTACTTAACTGATGGAAATGCGTGGTTTTTGGTATCTGATGTTCCAAATGGATTGAAACATTTTGAACGCTCTCCATTGACTACAGCAATGGATGGTGACTTCAACACAGGTAACGTACGGTACAAGAGCCGTGAGCGTTATTCGTTTGGTGTTTCTGACCCATTGGGGATCTTCGGATCACCGGGCGCTTCATAGGATTGAGGGGGGCTTTGCCCCCCTTTTTCTTTGTTACCTCTGGGATTGAACAGCCCTAGCGACTGGCCCAGCAGACGCTTACGAAGACTCTGGGGCTAAACCTTTCGTAAGAAGGAATTTTTTTATGGCTCGTACAAGTTTTGACGGTCCTGTCCGATCCCTTAACGGGTTCTATAGCACAGGCCCCGGCATGGTGGTGAACATCACCTCCGATACCACTCTCACTGTCGCTGATCATGCAGGCAGGCTCATTACGCTGAATAACGCGACTTGCAAGATCACGCTTCCCTCCATTGTAACTACGGCTACGCCTAGTGCTGCGGGTCCGGGCGACGATCCCAATACCTTAAACAATCAGGGCGCTACATTCCGTTTCTACATTGAGACGCTGGCGAGTGATCTGGATATCAAGACCGATGGCACTGACAAGTTTGTCGGGAGTATTGGTATAGGTATCAGTACCAGCACTTTTGAGATTTACTCCCCCGGCGCATCGGATGACGTAATGACTTACAATGGCACCACTACTGGTGGCATTGTCGGCAGTTACATCGAATGCACTGTCTTGAAATCGGCGCAGTATCTGGTGCAAGGTGTTCTTGCTGGCTCTGGTTCTATCGCAACACCATTCGCCACTGCGTAAACCCTGAGTAATGGGGGAGGTATCCCCTCCCCCTGATAGGAGAATCTTATGGCTGACGCTGTAGCGGTTACCACTATTGAGGACGGGGAGCGTCAGCTTGTCGTTCAGTTGACCAATCTCTCTGACAACACCGGGGAGGCCAAGGTTACCAAAATTGATGTCTCTACGCTGGCAACGAATGCTCGTGGCGCTGCTTGCGATGAAGTTCGCATTCAGGAAGTATGGGCGCAAGTTCATGGGTTTGATGGTGTGCGTCTCTGGTATGATGCTGGCACGGATGTTGTTGCTTTTGATATGGGGCCGGGTTGGACCCACCAAGACCTCTCTGAGGTTGGCGGTTTGAAGACTTATGGGACAAGTCCAACAGGAGACATCCTGTTATCCACGTTAGGAACTGCGGCCTCTGGTGATAGCTATGAGATCGTGATCCGCGCTGTCAAATATTATGCCTGATGGATATCGACCCGACGATGGTGTGGAACCTGATCCTTACCATAGGAGGAGGTTCCTTTTTATACTGGACGCGCGGGATGAACCAGCAGGTGTCTGATCTCAAGAGAAGACTTGCTGACACCCGCGAGGAAGTTGCCAAGACGTATGTTACGAAGGATGATCTCCAGCAAGACATGAAGGAGATCCTTGGCCGCTTCGACAGGATGGAAGAGAAGTTTGATCGTTTTATTGCTGCAAGGATTACCTGATGGCTACTTGTAAGAAGTGTGGCGGCCAACTCCCTAGCCCGGAGACGTGTGTGTGCCTTCCCAAGAAAGAGGCCGATGGCAAAGAAAAGTAAGACGCGGGCACAGAAGAAATCCAAGTTGGTGATGGGAGAGTTCAAGAAGGGCAAGCTCCGTAGTGGGAGCAAGAAAGGCCCGAAGGTCAAGAACCGCAAGCAGGCCATTGCCATTGCACTCTCTGAGGGACGCAAGGCCGGGAGAAGGAAAAGCTGATGCCAACCGTTGGGAAGAAGAAGTTTGCGTACACCAAGGCTGGAAAGAAGAAGGCCAAGGCGTATGCTAAGAAGACAGGCAAGAAGATTAAGAAGAAGGCGTATTCGTAATGGCGACTAGCGGAACAAGCACCTTTACACTGGATATTGCAGACATCTGCGAGGAAGCATTTGAGCGTGCTGGTGTGGAGATGCGGAGTGGGTACGATCTTAAAACCGCTCGTCGTAGTCTTGACCTTATGTCTCTGGAGTGGGCCAACAGAGGGCTGAACTTATGGACGATAGAGGAGGGAACGCAACTTCTTACAAAAGATGTTGCTACTTATAGTTTCCCTGCCGCGACAATTGACTTTCTGGATCAGATGATCCGCACGAATGCTGGCAATGTTTCCACGCAGGCGGATACTTCTTTAACAAGGATCTCTCCCCCTGCTTATGCCTCCATACCAAACAAACTCACTACAGCGAAGCCGCTGCAAATTTATTTTCAACGCACGACTTCTCCACAGTACACGTTATGGCCTGTGCCCGATGACACAGAAACTTATACGCTGGTGTATTGGAGGATTAAACGTATTGAGGATGTCGGTACTGCTGGTACTAATACCTATGATGCTCCTAACCGCTGGTTGCCTGCGTTAACAGCGGGACTTGCCTATTATGTTGCCATGAAGAAGCCGCAGGCGGAAGGAAGGGTGCAGGGATTGAAGGCAGTGTATGATGAGCAGTTCCAGTTTGCGGCAGATGAGGATCGGGTGAAGGCTAGTTTTCAGGTTATCCCCGGTGGCTATGGGGCAATCTGATGGGGGACTATGCTTCCGATAAATATGCTCTTGGGATTTGTGACCGCAGTGGACTGACCTTTAAACTCAAGGATTTGCATAACCAGATTATAGATGGCAAGAATTCGGGGTTAAAGGTTTCCGCAGCAATGCTTGATCCCGACCAGCCACAACTGTGGCTGGGAAGGTTTCCTGTCAAAGACCCGGAGGCTTTGCGAGGGCCACGCCCGGAAACAAATCTGAAGGAACAGCGTGACATTGTCTGGAACTGGGCCCCAGTAGGGGATAATAATTCTTTAGAGGGGCAATATGGATTTGCTACCCAGACCAGTATGCAGGCTACTGGTGAGCTTGGTACTGTAACCGTGGTGACAACGTGATGTCTTTATCTCACGAAGAATTGCATAATATGCAAGCTGCCGCTCAGGTGCCGGGGGTTGAGTACAGCGTGTTTGTCGCGGAGATGGGCAAAGAAGGCCATGTGGTTAATGTGGCATTTACGGGATTGATAGATCAAGATCATGCAGACTGGTTTGCAAAGTATATTACTCTATTGCTGGAATTGAATAGCGTAGACAGCCATACGGAGTTACCCAACTGATGAATTATGCAGCGCTTGTTCAGGCTATCAAAGATTACACAGAGAATACGGAGACCACCTTCGTCAATAATATTGACACCTTTATTGAGCAAGCCTCAAGAAGGATTGTACTGGATATTGATCTGCCTGTTTTCCACAAGAGTGTGAGCGGGACGATGACCACTTCCAATTCTTATCTGGCGAAGCCAACGGATTTTCTAACCGCGTTCTCTCTTGCTACAATCAGCGCTGGTAATGTGTACACTTATCTGTTGCCGAAGGATGTTTCCTTTATGCGGGAGATGTCGCCTGATACGGATGATACCGGGCAGCCAAAGTACTACGGACACTTTTCGGATGAATCCTTTATCCTTTCACCAATACCTGATGCCAATTACACAACGGAGTTACATTACAAATATGCTCCTGCCCCGATTTCAAGCATCGTTACAACAACATGGCTGGGAGATAATGCCGACACGGCTCTCCTGTATGGATGTCTGGTAGAAGCCTACACGTTTATGAAGGGTGAGGCAGAGTTGATTGGCCTGTATGACACCCGTTATAAGGAAGCGCTGCAGGGCTTCAAGAAGTTGGGCGAGTTCGATGACCAGCGTGACTGGTATCGGGATGGTGCGCCTACCGCGCAGGCGGCGGCTAGATGATCACATTAAAGGCTGGTGAGATCCCGCCTGTTTTTGTAGAGACCAGTGATGATGGCGGCCTGACGGCAGAGCAGATTACAAGGCTATGCTGTCAAAAGTTATTATATGTAAGTGACAGCGCCCCTCCTGAGATACGTCTTCAGGCAGAAGCGTTTAGGGACAGAATTGAAGCGGTAGTGTATCATTACATAAAGGATGCAATGCGTGCTGAAAGAGACCGCTGTATGCAAGAGGCTTTGAACAGCGGAGTTACGAACCTAGCCGAAATGTTCAGGAGAGATTAGATGGCGATTACACAAGCGATGTGTACTTCATTCAAGAAGGAGATTCTTGAGGGTGTGCATAATTTTCTATTAAGCGGTGGCGATACTTTCAAGATCGCGTTGTTTACCAGCAGTGCTACTATGTCTGCCACGACGACGGCATTTGCCACAACTAATGAAGTGAGCGGGGCTGGATATTCTTCTGGGGGGAATACCCTCACGAGAATTGATCCTGCCACCAGCGGCACTACTGCGTTTACGGATTTTGCCAATACTACTTGGAGTAGCGCAACCATCACCGCACGAGGGGCTTTGATTTATAATAGCACTGATTCAGACAAAGCGGTTGCTGTGCTTGATTTCGGGTCGGACAAGTCTAGCTCGACTGGTGATTTCACCATTCAATTCCCAACTGCGGATGCAAGTAGTGCAATAATCCGCATTGCCTAACTGAGTAAGTTATGTCTCTCACTGGCTGGGGCCGAGGCGAATGGAGTAGTGGGCCGTGGTCTGCGGGAGATCCCGTTGAAGTAACGGGTGTTTCTGCTACTGGTAAAATTGCCCCTGACGTTACAGGCTGGGGTCGTTCCACATGGAGTTCAGGGGCTTGGAGTGATTCAGGTTCTGAAGCGATTGCGGTTAGCGGCTCTGCGGTTGTTTCCTCAACAGGTGTTGCTGCTACGGGTGCGGTTGGCGCTCTCACTGTAGTAGGAGATGCACTGGTTAGCCCGACAGGGGTTGAGGGAACCGGGGCTGTAGGCTCTGTTGTTGTTTCTCTTCCCATCACGTTCTCTATCACTGGGGTTAGCGCCACCGGGTCTATCGGCACCGTAAGTATAGTTGAAGGAACAGGAGTTTCCTTTGCGGTTACAGGGGAAGTCGGGACCAGTGCCCTTGGCTCTGTTACGGCCACAGGGACTGCGGTTGTTTCCCCGACCACGGTTGTTGGGACAGGCGCAGTTGGCACTGTATCCGCTGGTGGTGTAGCAGAGGTTAGCCTCACCGGGGTTTCCGCCACTGGAGCGCTTGGTACTCCTGTAATTTCCACAGGTATCAGCTTCTCTGTTACCGGGCTTGCAGGAACGACGGCCCTTGGATCTGTCAGTGTTGTCGAGGGGACTGGCGTAGCTGTTTCGGTTACTGGGCTTTCCGCTACCAGTGGCCTTGGTTCTACTA